TTCTAAGGGTTTCGTCAGCTTTTAGAAGTCCACTGTCAAACTCCTTTTCAGCTTCAGGGATAGCACATAAAATGCGATATCCTTGCGGGATTGGGAGCTGTTTTGCTCTTTCTTCCGCTGTTTTAGCCATAATTGCAGCTAAGTCTACTGCTTGGCTAAGGTTAACTTCATTCATTCTGATAAATCTCCTTGTCTAGGATATACATCTGGATTAAAGGTGTTGCGTTTTACTACGTTTTCTCTGCAAGATAATATTTGCAGATTTTCCGGGGTATGTAGCCCAGAAACTTGTTTTCCCTGTAAAGGGATAATATGGTCTACCTCAAACTTACTTTTTTTGTCATGTATGTAGGTATTAAATATTTGGCAGAAATCATAAAAACCATCGATCTCTGCATAGTGAGCTTTTGTTAGCCAACTAGGTGTTCTATTTAATTTAGCAGCGTGTCGTTTTGCTACTTTTTTTGCAAATAAAGCTTTGTTCTTTTGGTAATATTCTGCTTGTCTAGCACGAATTTTTTCACGATTTTCAGCATACCTAATTGCTTTTCTAGCATTTAGGGATTCTTTATTTTGCTCATAATACATAGCATCAATGAGCTTTTTACTGGTCATCGTCCGAGTTCTCCAATCGTTGTTTGAGGTCTTTAATTATTCCGCCTGCAGCCTCGAGACCTCGAATCTGACCACAGACGTATCTATACTCTTCAATTGTTGGGATATTTCCTTGGGCTAGTCCGCCCGATAAGAATTCAATCCGTTCGTTGAATTCTTTCAACAAATATTCTAAGTAATCCATCATTCTCCTTTAGGTGTTTGCTCCACTGGCGTCTCCGTAGGAGTCAAGTGCTTCATTAAATCTACTTCGTGATCCATCTTTCGCCCACGCTGTTCGTGCAGCATATCCATCGTCTTATGGGCTGTTTTTACTGCTGTTTCTTTGTGTGTTTTACGCACATCATGGGAAATATCCATAGCGTCTCTTAGGACATCCACTCCCAATCGGTTTCCTTCAGCTTGTTGGTGGGCTTTTAACTCCAAAGCCTTCTCCATTAAGCCAATTCCCTGCTGTTTTGTAGCAGTTTGTTGCATAGCAGCGATGCGCTCACGCTCAATTTGCAGGCGTTGTTGCTCAATTTGCATATCCATCTGGTCTTTTTGGACCTTACGTTGCTGTTCTTGCTGCTTAATCTGCAATTCTTGCTGTTGCATCTGCACAATTGGGTCTTGTGCCTGCTGTTGAGCCTTTTGTTGGGCTACTTGAGCTTGATTTCCAGCTAATAATTGCTGTGAAGCCTGTGCCAATAGCGGCGCTAAGCGGGATTCTACTTCTGGATTCATTGGAATCTCTTCGCCAGACTCATCGTGTTGAGGTGGCAAGTTAAATCCAAGCTGTTTTTCAATCTGAACACGGTACTCAAAGCCCAAATGTTCGTTAATATGCGCTTGCATTGCAGCTTGTAACTGCGGAGCCATCGGATTATTTTGCAATAATTGCATAATCTTAGGATCTTGCATGGCTGACATATGCACTTGGATGTGCGCTTGATGGTTTTGGTAAGCAAAAGCCTTGACTGGTTTACCCATCAAGACGTTCTGATTCTCCGTAACGGGATCGGTCGGCTTCTGGTCTTCTTCCATCGGAACGAGTTTCTGCGCATTCTTAATCCCCAGTACGTCGAGCATCTGGCGATAGAGGAGCGGCATATTAAAGAGCTGTGGCGATCCCTGAGCGAGCTGTAATACCGCTTGGTATTGGACAATCTTTTGCGCCATCGTAGACGCATTGGGATCCGAAACGGGGATGACATCAACATTGTCATAATCAGACTTTTTCGCTGTCCGACTACCTTCATCTGGCTCATATGAATATTCCTCAGGAGTGTATTCAGCAATAATGTGTTTGAGGAGTTTTAACTCCTGTTTTAAGCTAAAGTGAATACGGGCTTGTACTGCGCTCATTACTTTTAAGGTGCGCTCTAAAATGGCAAGCGTTGTACCTACTGGGGCATTAGCAGACATATCGGAAAGGTTTAGATCCGCTGTGTTAGCAAAGCGGCGACCTTCTTCAATAATCTTATCCATAAGTCCAGCCAATACTTGGCTTGGCTCTTTGTATGGCAACGGCATAATGTTGTCACGCATCGCTCCAGAAGGAACGTCCACGTCACGCCATTCACCTGGGGCTATTGGTGTGTCGTCGCCTTTGACTCGCAACCCACGGGTCTTAAAGCCACCTGGCAAGTTTGAAAGTGTCCCAGCGTCAACCAACTGCCGGATGATAGAAGTACCAGACTTAGCATAAGCACCGATAAGATGAATGAGGCCAAAAGAATAGAAACCAAAGCCCGGAATATAACCGTAATGAACGAAGTGCTGGCGTTTTTGTTGTTTCTTGTCATCTGGCTCCCAATTGCGACGGATCGCTAAAATGTTTTGTGTACCCTTTTCGATGGTTACTACATAAGGAAGAGCGATACCTGTCTCTTCACCATTCTCATCCACATCCTCAAAACCCGGAAGATCTAGGTCAACGTGCATCTCTAGAATCTTATAGCGGTCATCTGTAGTTGCTCTAAAGCCTAAACGCTCGGCAATTTTCTTTTCCACTTCATCCAAAGACTGGATAGGATCGCCCAGGTCAATATCACGGTAGAATCCGCTAACCTGTAGTTTGCGCAGTTCATTCTCGGTCTTACGCATCACGTGGGTTACCCGTGGGGAAGAGGCTAGGTCAGATGCACCGTAAGGCACAACCATATCTTCAGCAGGAATAAACATTGCTACTTGACGACCTAAGCTTGGATCGTAGTAGACTTTCTTAAATGCGTTACCAGCTAAACCCAAGCCCCATAACATACGCTCAGTCTCTGGGCGGTATTCAGGCATCGTCTCGGTTAACTGGTAGTTCATGTCTTCTTCAACACGTCTAGCAGAATCTTTTTTCTCTGGAGTCTCTTTACCGATAATCACGGTTCTTACTGGACCTGCTGCTGGGAAGATAGACATCATTGTTTCGGCTTGGAACTTAACCAAAGCCTCAGACATTAATGGATGGTAAACACCGCAAGCACCTTCCCAAGGTTCTGCACGCTCTTCGATCTTTAATCCGAGTAAATCTAAACCATCCACATAGGTTTGGATCCAGTCACGGCGGGAAGCAACGTCCGCTTCAAAGTCGCCCAAGAGGTCGCCCGCTAATTGGGCAAGTTCACCGTCGTTTACATATTCAGCAAGGTTGGCATTAAAGTCGTCTTCGGATTCCTCCTCAGGCTCCAAGATTACTTCTAATCCATCAATCCCGATCTTTACGGACTCTGGATTCTCAATCTCAATCTCAATTGGGGTTTCGTTTTCTGCTGCTTCGTCGATTCCAATTGGTGCCTGATACAGCGCTTTATCTATTGCCATAGTTTATCCTTAGTAGTAACCTGAGTTACGTCTGCTTTTAAATTGCTTTATTTCATCAGGCTCATCAGTATCTAATCTGAGAAACCCGCCCTGCCTAAATCGTATTAACGCCTGTGTACTAGAGTCCACTAAGTCATCGTGGTCTGAATTAGGAAAGGATGCCATCTCTTCTATAACCTCATCAGCCCATCTTCTTGGTGGTGCCCATACCTTGCCTGAAGCAAATAAATCTGATATTGAATTCAATCTGGCGATCTTATCATTGCCCCGAGTAGGTGTAAACTCTGATACGGGAATCCCCATACGGCGTAATTCAAAGATTAGCGGCATTCCTGAAGCTTTTCCTTCCACGATAAACGCATCGGGTTCCCACTCTTTATACATATTGAATGCTTTATCTTTTAGCTCAGGAAACTCAAGACGGGCTTTAAAGGCATCCAATAAAATGACGTTGGGTTGCATTTCATCTTCGTTGAGGTAAAAGACGCCCCATGTCGTGCAGGCTGAATAGTCCGAACGCTCATTCTTAGTAAAGGCGGTATCCCATGACTGAATGACAAACTCACACCGAGGCGGAGTATCTTCTTCCCAAGACTTCCACCACTCCCGCTTAATCAGCGCTCCTTCTTCGGAGGTCGGTGCCTGTTGGTACTGGGCATTCCACTTACTTACAGGCAATTCCTCCCGCAATACCTCTAGTTCTTTGATGTCCCAAAATTCGGGCCACAAAGATTTACCAGATGGGAGAATCGCCGGAAGTTCGATGATGTCCCACTCATCACCGTCCTTCTCTACTGCCGACTTTAGGATTCGACCTGTTAGATCCTTTTTACTCCAACGGGTCATAATTACAATAATCGCCCCTCCCGGTTGTAAACGCTGGCGAGGTCCTGAGGAGTACCACTCGTAGACTTTGTCGTAGACTTCGGGATTGGTGGATGCGATAGCGGCTTCTTGCTCTGAATGGGGGTCGTCGATAATAAGCAGGTCAGCACCTTTACCAGTAACAGTACCGCCCACACCGATAGCAAAATACTCACCATTAGCATTAGTGCTCCAGCGTCCTG